CCCCCTGACCTTTACCCCTGAGAGGGTGGCCCGATACTCCGTAGGTGAGCAACCACTAGACAAGCAGTCTCAAGACCCAGCGATGCAGGACATTGAGGTCTTTGAGTGCTACATCAAAGTGGATTTCGACGGGGACGGGATTGCAGAACTGCGTCGAGTTATCTACGCAGGGCAGACAATTTTGGAGAACGAGGAGATTGACTACATCCCGTTCTGCTCAGTTTGTCCCATCCCGCAACCGCACAAGTTCTTCGGCAACTCCCTGGCTGACAGGGTTATGGACTTGCAACTGATTAAGTCCACGATTACCCGCCAGATTCTTGACAACCTCTACCTGACGAACAACGCTCGGGTGGCTGCGGTTGAGGGACAGGTGAACTTGGATGACCTCCTGACAGTCACACCAGGAGGGGTGGTGCGTGTTAAGAACCCGAACGCTTTGGTTCCCATCTCTGTGCCTCCTGTAGCCTCTCAGTCGTTCCCGATGCTTCAATACCTCGACTCGGTGCAAGAGAAGCGCACAGGCGTTTCTATGGCCTCACAGGGTTTAGACCCTAATATCTTGCAGAACACGACTGCTACAGCGGTTGCGGCAATGCAAAATGCGGCTGCGTCAAAAATGGAGTTGGTAGCGAGAATCTTTGCCGAGGGCGGGGTAGCCGACCTTTTTAGAAATATTCTCCACCTTCTTTGTAAGTACCAAGACAAGCCGAGGGTCATCCGCCTAAGAGGAAAGTATGTCTCTATCGACCCGAGAGAGTGGTCAAACGAATACGATGTGTCCGTGAATGTAGGATTGGGAACCGGAAACCGCCAAGAGCAGATGGCTATGCTCTCAATGGTTCTACAGAAACAGGAGCAGATTCTTGGAACGCAAGGAGTTAGTGGCCCTCTGGTTGGCTTGGCACAATATAGATCCACGCTTGGCAGATTCATCGAAAGCGCTGGTTTTAAAGACTCCTCAGAGTTCTTCCGTGAAGTTACTCCCGAAGTCGAGCAGCAGATCGCTCAGGCGGCCTCGCAACCGCAAGCTGACCCAGCCACCGCAGCCCTGATGCAACAAGCCCAAGCGCAGATCCAAGCAGATCAGGCAAGGGCGCAATCGGATATACAGGTTCAACAAGCAAAGGCTCAGGCTGATATTGCACTGCAACGGGAAAAAGCCATGGCCCAGATCCAGTTGGAGCGAGAGAAAGCCGCTGCCCAGTTAGAACTAAAAGCCGCAGAGTTCCAAGCAGAGGCACAGATTAAAGCCGCCAAGGTAGGAGCGCAGATAACAGGAAATGTCCAAATCCCTGGATAACTACCCCGAGAGGGCCAAAAGGCTCCTCGATGATGACTTCTTCCAAGATGTTGTAAAACAACAACAGGAAGCGTATATTTCTACTATTCTCAATAGTTCGGATATGGATGTGGATGCTCGGGAACGGGCCTTACAGAAATACCGAGCAGTAGAGGAGTTCGTTGCGTCAATCCAATCTATAGCCGACAACAGGTTGATAGAGAAGAAACGCCTAAAGTTTTTTTGACCATGTAAGGAGTTCAGATGGATACCAACCCCGAGGGGAGTTCCAAGACAGTAGGACAGGCAGCTCAGGCTTTTTACGGGCTTATGGGTGGCGACGAGGAGGCGAAAGCCCAACCAGAAGCGTCAGCCGAAGAAGTCGTAGAGGAAGCAGTTGAGCGAGTCGAAGTTGAAGAAGATTACAACGACGACACCGAGGAATACGCAGAGCCAGAGGAGGAGCCGACTCCCACCTACCGAGTAAAGGTAGGCAAGGAAGAAGTCGAAGTTCCGCTAGATGAGCTTCTGAAAGGGTATTCAAGGACAGCCGACTACACTAAGAAGACTCAAGAAGTCGCTGAGGCAAGGAAGGCAGTAGAGTCCGAGCGTCAACGAATTGATGAGGCTTCTAGGCTCCGAGACCAGTATGCCGAGCGGCTAGGTGTGATAGAGCAAATGCTCAACCAGACCGAAAAGTCAGAAGATTTGTCTGCTCTGAAGGAAACAGACCCCATTGGCTATGCAGTGAGGGTTGCTGAACAGGCAGAGAGAGAGAAGCAACTTAACGCAGTACGGGCAGAGCGTCAGAGGTTGGCCCAGCAACAAGAAGCAGAGCAGAGCGAAAGGCTAAAAGCCCACCTTGCGACGGAAGCATCTAAGTTGCGTGAGGCGATTCCTGATATGTCCGACGAGGTTAAGGGCGAAGTAGTCAAGCGAGAAATTCGTGAGTTTGCCAAATCTATTGGTTTTTCTGACCAAGAACTCGCTCAGGTATACGACTCTCGTGCGGTCTTAACGCTTTACAAGGCCATGCAGTACGACAAGCTACAGAAGGGCAAGGCTCAGGTGACTAAGAAAGTCCAGCAAGCCCCGAAGATGCTTAAACCAGGAACTTCGACACCAGAAGCGTCGGAGTCCGAAACCATGAAACGGATGCGAGCCAAACTTAAACAGTCCGGTAAGAAGGACGATGCGGCTCGATTATTTGAACGCTTTTTATAAAGGAATTTTGCAATGCCTACATTCACTAGCTTTAATGCAGTTGGAGCCCGAGAGGATTTGGTAGATGTCATCTATGACATCTCCCCCCAAGACACCCCAATCATGTCCTCGATTGGCAAGAGCAAGGCTACTGCCGTTTATCACGAGTGGCAGACTGACACCCTTGCAGCCGCCACGACCGCTAACGCTGCCGTGGAAGGTGCTGACGCTACTGCCGCTACCCTCACTCCTACAACGAGAGTGGGTAATTACACACAAATTGTGCAGAAAACTGTACAGGTCAGCGGAACACTCGAATCCGTAAACAAAGCTGGTCGTAAGTCTGAGAAGGCTTATAACCTTGCCAAGGCTTCGGCTGAACTAAAGCGTGACATCGAGACCATCATTACTGCCAACCAAGCGGTTACTGTTGGCAACTCCTCGACTGCCCGTCGGATGTCTTCGCTCCTGTCATGGATCAAGACCAACACCAACAAAGGGTCGGGAACGACTACCGCTGGTGCTGATCCCACGACCTCTGGCGTAAGCGCCCGTGTTGACGCTGACACGACCCGCACTTTCACCGAGACCATGCTCAAGGATGTGGTTCAGAAGGTATTTACCTCTGGTGGTACGCCCACCCTGCTGGTTGTCCCTCCTGCGCTGAAGCAAGTTGTTAGTAACTTTACTGGTCTAGCGGCAAACCGCTATAACAGTAGTGCTACTGGCGAAGTGACCATCCTGGCTGGCGCTGACCTCTACCAGTCGGACTTCGGTGTTATCTCCATCGTCCCGAACCGCTTTATGCGTAGTCGTGACGCTCTGGTGCTTGATCCTGAGTACGCTGCTCTTGCTTACCTCCGTCCCTTCCAGACCAATGATCTGGCTAAGACGGGTGACAGCGAGAAGACTCAGATCCTTGCCGAGTTGACCCTTGAGGTTAAGAACGAAGCCGCTCATGGCGGTGTTTTTGACCTCTCTGCCAGTTGATAAACCAGTAGTTTTGATGTAGTCTCGGGGGTGGGTTATTCCCACCTCCGACCTTTGGGGTGTTATGAAACAAATACTTTCCGTGGATGCGACCACAGGCATAAGCCAAGTCGCATACGATGATGGTGATGGTGGTCTCGTAATCAAGACGGAACAGGATGTTAGTTCCATTCTTGAGGCCAACAAACAGGCTTATAACCAGACCGACGAGCGAACCAAATGGGGCGAATTTGCCCACATTGCCGCTATCCCACTCACTGTTTTCCAAGAACTCAACAGAAAAGGCATTTGCCGAGGCTTTATGGTCATAGACCAAAAGGCAATGAAGGCATGGCTAAATGATCCTGAGAACAGGCACTTTCGTGTGAGGGCTGGGAAAGTATGAAGATAGGAATATGTATCCCCTCACGGGGAGAGATGGCGATAGGAACCGCTTTTGACCTAGCCGTGATGTCAGCATTTGATGCCAAGTACCGAGATGGAGAGCTTGGTGTATATACAGTAACTGGGACGCTGATATTTGATCAACGAGAGAAGTTGGCAAAGGCGGCAATAGACGACGGATGTGAGTACATCCTCTGGATAGATGCCGATATGAGGTTCCCGAAGACTACGATTGAGCGCCTACTGTCCCATAACAAGGACATTTGTGGCGTAAATGCAACAACTAGGACGATACCTGTAAAGGCGACAGCCAAGAACCTAGAGGTAAATTTAGAGGAAAAGACCAACACTTGGTTGCCAGTCAGTTCTAAAGGAAAAACTGGGATCGAGCGGGTTACTTCTTTGGGTTGTGGGGTGTTGCTCATTAAGAAGGAAGTTTTTGAGAAGACTCCCCAGCCTTGGTTCTGGTTTTATGAATTACCAGGAGGCAAGGTTTTAGGCGAGGATGTTCACTTTTGCGTTGCCGCACATGACGCTGGGTTTGAGACTTGGGTAGATCATGGCCTGAGCCAAGAAATCGGTCATGTGGGTGAATACACATACGGATGGAAGGATGTAGATGGCGATCACAAACTACTCGGGGCTAAAGACAAGCGTAGCAAACTATCTAGGAAGAAGTGACTTAACAGCACAGATTCCTGATTTTATTACGCTTGCCGAGTACCGCCTACAGAGAAATCTACGGGTTCGGCAGATGCTCAAGACTGCTTCTGCATCGACAACCGGAGGGGATTCAACAGTAGGTCTGCCGTCTGACTTCTTAGAGCTTCGGGATATTTACATTAACTCCAACCCCCGTTTTGTACTGAACTACCTTTCGCCTTCTGCGTTTTCTCGTGATGCTCGTGCTGCCGAGTCTGGCAGACCAAACTTCTACACACTTCGGGCAGCGGAGTTTGAACTCGCTCCCATCCCTGACTCTAACTACAGTTTAGTAATGCTTTACTTTGCTAAACCTGATCTGTTGAGTGATAGCAATGTTAGTAATGTCTTCTTGGCTAATGCCCCTGATGCGCTTCTTTATGGGGCGTTACTAGAGGCCGAGCCGTATCTTATGAACGACAACCGAATCGCTATCTGGTCAAACTTCTACAATTCTGCTCTTGAGTCTCTCAATGTATCCGATGAGTCCTCAGAGTATTCCGGTGTCCCCCTTCAAATGTCCGTTACATCGAGGTAATCATGGCTGAGTTTACTAACTACTTAGAGAACAAACTGCTAGACCATGTTCTCAACAACACATCCTTTACCAGCCCCACGACTGTTTATGTCGGGCTGTTTACGGCTGCTCCTACCGACACGACCAGCGGAACCGAGGTCTCGGGTGGGTCTTATGCCCGTCAGGTTTTAAGCGTAACTACAGCATCTAGCGGGGTGGTGACTTCTGATGCTGATGTAAGCTTTCCCCAGGCAACTGGTAACTGGGGAACAATTGTAGCCCTTGGGATACACGACGCTCTGTCGTCTGGGAACCTCCTGATGTACACCGACCTCACGACCAGCAAGACGATTGAGACTGGCGATATTCTCAAGGTCTCTAGCGGTAGCCTGACAGTCACTCTGGACTGATATGCCAGCCGATGTCTGCGGCCCCTTTACTCTTGAGCAGTTAGACCTATTTGGGAATATAGACACAATCCCTTTTTCGCTTGATAGCGAAATCTGGGAAAGCCCGAATACTTGTGTTCTCTATCAAGAAGGGCAGATAAACGCACAGGGAAGTGTAGACACATCGTATATACGGATTCGCCCCGCATCTGGAGATATATCTTCAAGCGGGAACCTGACCTCTCAGATCATCCGCCAGCGACTTGTTAGTGGTTCTATAACCGCAGACGGGGATGTTTCTGCCGAGGTTGTAAGAATCCAGCAGACAAGCGGGGCCATCTCTGCCAATGGTGATGTAACGGCAGAGATTATAAGAATCCTCGTTGCGGCTGGGGTAATAACTGCAAATGCTCAGGTTGAGGCAACGGCAAACGCCATCCTTGACGGGGCTGGAAGCATCTCTGCTGACGGGACTGTAACGACAGTCTTTACACGCATTAGGCCAGCAGAGGGGCTAATTTCTGCTGATGGGGATGTAAGTGCTTCGGCAGATAGGCTAAGGACTGTAAGCGGTGAGATATTCGCTCAAGGCAGTGCGAGTGCGCTGGCTGGGGTGGAGTTCTCTGCTAATGCTGAAATAGATGCAAATGGTTTAGTTACTGTTTCTGTCAATGCGACCTTTAGTGCTGTCGGACAGGTAGCAGGGGCTGGATCTGTAGCGGCAAATCTCTATGTCTTCGGTGAGGAATGGTCAGACATTCCTGACGAGGCGAATACTTGGAGCGCTCAAGATGTTGGGCCTAATACTTGGACGGATGTCATTATAGGCCCGAACACATGGACTGATGAGTCGGTCGGTAGCAACTCTTGGACAACGATTTCTAGCGGAAGTAATACATGGCAACAAGTCGCATAAACTTTGGAGAGTGGCTACCAGACCAACCTGGGCTTATTGGGGCGTTGACTACTGCTAAAAATGTCTTCCCCAAAGCGGTTGGTTACGGGCCTTTTTCTGGTGAGGTTGAGTATTCATCTGCCGCATCTGAGAACCTAAACAATGTTGTTGGGGCGATAAACACGAGCGGGACAACTCAGGTATTTGCCAGTGGGCCTACCAAATTATTTCTATTTGATTCTTCTGATCTTTCGCTAGATAACATCTCTGCGACGACTTACACAACAGTAACGGATCGCTGGAGATTTACACAATTCGGGAATAATTTGATAGCGGCTGGACATCCCAATACGCTTCAAAGATACGATTTAACTACGACTGGGAACTTTGCAGTTGTAACTGGTGCGCCAGCCGCAAAACTTGTAACAGTGGTCAGAGATTTTGTAGTGACTGCAAATAGTTCTGATGGGTCTAATAGAGTGCGGTGGTCAGGGATTAACGACCCGACCACTTGGTCATCTTCTGCTGTCACTCAGTCTGACTTCCAAGACATTCCTGATGGTGGTGAGATTCGTGGGATCACAGGAGGTGAGTTTGGTCTCGTGTTGTGTGCGAGGTCAGTCCACCGTATGTCTTATGTTGGTACACCTTTGGTTTTCCAGTTCGACAACATCACTCGGAATCTAGGGTGTTATGAGTCCAACTCTGTCATCCAATGGCAGGGTGTTACTTACTTCTTGGGTGACGACGGGTTTTACTCTTGTAATGGTCAGCAAGTCGAGGCCATAGGCGCAGAGAAAGTAAACAGGTTCTTTTTTAACACGCTCATTGAGGCCAATTTGTCGCTTATGTCGGCAGCAGTTGATCCAGCAAAGAATCTAGTAATTTGGGGCTATCCAATCCTTGATAACAGTTACAGACTTCTTGTATACCACCTAATTACAAAGCGGTGGAGTTACGCAGACACGACTGTAAACAGGATCGCAGATTCAACGACTCCGAACATTACTCTTGAGGCTCTTGACACCTTCTCAGCCTCTATAGACGCTCTAGGAACCTCTTTAGATGATCGTCTATGGTTAGGTGGCAAGATGATCTTTTCTGGCGTTAAAGCCGACAAGATTATTACTTTTACGGGTGCAAATAAACAAGCGGTTATCGAGACTGCTGACCTCAACGAGATCCCAAGTGCGGCAATGGTGACCCTTGCCAAACCGATTGTAGACAACGGGTCTGCGAGTGTAGCCATAGCGTCTAGGTTCAAACTTAACGAGGATGTTAGTTTTGGGGCTGCGACTGCTGCTGACTCTGAAAACCGAGTTGGTTTGAGGTCAGTTGGGAAGTATCACAGGCTCCAGGTGAACCCTTCTGGGAACTGGACTAATGCGGTTGGTTTAGAGCTTGAGATCCAACCAGCAGGGAACCGATAATGTTTAGAAGGTTGCCTCCGTTTGGTGGTGACTTTCGTGCTGTTGCCGAGATCCTCAATGGAGTGATGGACGGCAAGACCAACAACACTGGCACGATCACGCTAAATACTGGCAACGCTACAACGACAGAGTTATACGACGAGCGTATCTCAATTGATACCAAGATTGTCCTGATTCCGTTCTCGGATGCGGCTAAGAATGATTCTGCGCCTTATGCTCAGTTTTCAGACTACAACGACCAAGCGGCAACGACTATAGGGTCAGAAACCATCCTTAGCTTAGACACGACAGATATGTCGAGCAATGTCTATCTAAGCAATGGGAACCGAATTAACTTTAGGAATACAGGCAAGTACGCAATCCAGTTTTCTATACAAGTGGTCAACTCAACCAATGCTGTTCAGAGTGTAGACATTTGGTTTAAAAAGAACGGCAGCAACATAGCGAAGTCAAATAGTAAGTTTGGAATAAAACAAAGAAAGGGTGTTGGAGACCCCTCCCAACTTATTGCCGCAACAATGGTGTTCTTTGACCTGACGGCTGGGGATTATATTCAGCTTGCTTATAGGCCGACGGACATAGGTGTTTCATTTGAACACTTTGCGGCTGTTAACGCTTCTGCTGGGGTGACCCCTGCAATTCCTGAGACACCGACTGCTTTTGTAACTGTGCAGTACATTGCCCCACACCCGTATTCCAATGTTTATGTAGAGTCACAAACGAGCGGAAGTGCGGTTATTTCTCACTTTGCCAATGACACGGCAAACAAAACCTACGCTTATATTTTGATAGGATAGAGTATGGCAACGATTTCTAATATGATCCCGCAGTTAGTAAATCAAGGGGCATTGAGTGTTCTTAATCCAAATACATCGGTTGGAGGTGGGCAACAGTTTATGACATCTGGCGGTGTTGGTACGCAAGTTTATACACCAATTGATGCTCAGGGTAACCCGATAGGGACACCATTTGGCCCTGGTTATATTCCGCCACAAACTCCTATTCCTGGTGGATCTACTGCTGACCTAATAAGTCAACTTCCTGCTTTGCGTGGTACTACATCTGGCGAATCAAGAATTGATCCAACGCTACGGCCTTACCTAGAACTTGGTCTGCGTCGTGGAGAACAACTATTCTTTGGTGGGCAACAACCCACCCTTTATCCAGGGCAGATGTTTGTTTCCCCATCTCAACAAACCCAGCAAGCTCTAGCTGCTCAAGAAGCCCTTGCTACTCAACCCC